ACCAAATGAAGCAAGAATTGCGCTCAGATTACCACAGAGAGACGGTGGTGACAAGGTCCTCGACCTAAAGCCACAACAGGTTTCTAGTGATAATGCTAACCGTGAAAGAGACTCCGAAAGAACTAATAACCAATCAGATGGGGCTGCCACAGTTAGCGGACGAAATCCGAAAGGAGAAGGTCGCTCTTCTGAATAGTCCAAATAGTAAGACTATTTAAAAAAGGGGCCTATAATATATAATACTATGAGTATCTCTAAAGCCCATTGGAACACTGAGGGCGAGAATGTTCGCCTATCGATGCCTTTGACAAAAGTTGATAAAGAACGTCGCATCGTTTCTGGTTTTGCGTCTTTGGATAATGTTGATAAGCAAGATGATATTGTTACAGCAGAAGCATCAATGCAAGCGTTTGCAAAATTCCGTGGGAACATTAGAGAGATGCACCAGCCAGTAGCAGTAGGCAAGATGGTATCATTTAAAGAAGATAAGTATTTTGATCCAGAAACAAAGAAGTTTTATAACGGAGTATTCGTATCCGCATATGTTTCAAAAGGTGCACAAGATACTTGGGAAAAAGTTCTAGACGGAACACTAACTGGTTTTTCTATCGGTGGTAGAATGAACAAGTGGGATGATGCCTATGACGAGAAGTCAGATAAGTCAATTAGAGTTATTAAAGAATATGATTTAGTAGAGTTGAGTCTTGTTGATTCCCCTGCTAATCAGTTTGCAAATATTGTTTCTGTTGAAAAGGTAGATGGTATGGATATTATTAAAGGTGATGAAACAGTATTAGAGAATGTTTTTTGGGATCAAGAAACTGGTCTCGTAATGGTTTCAGAAAATGAGTCAGAAGTTAGCCCCACAACAGGTGAACAAATGACCAATATAGGGTTCGTTGAAAAAACGGATAGTGAAAAACTAAATATGATAAAGTTCTTAGTTGATAGTGCTAAAGGCATTAATACTTCTAAGATGAACAAGGAGGAAAACCTTATGGCAAAAGCAACAAAAAAGACAACAGAAGAAATCGTTGAGAAGACAGATGTTGTAGCAGAAGTAGTTGAAACTACTGAAGTAGTTGAAGCAGTAGAGGTCGCTCCAGAGGCAGATGCAAAGGCAGATACCGTAGAAGCAGAAGAAGAAACAACAGAGAAGGCTGCAAAGCCAGGATCTGCTGAAGAAACTCCTGAAGAAGATGCAGAAGAAACTCCTGCAGATGAAGAAGCGGAAGACAAGAAGCCAATGGCACCTAAGTCAGATGAAGTAATTGCAGAGTCAATTGCAGAAATCAATAATACTCTAACATCAGCCTTTAGCGATCTAGTAAATACAGTCAAGTCTTTGCAGGCAGAAGTAGAACTTCTCAAGTCTTCAAAGGCAGATATTGACACAGCAAAAAATTCTTTCGAAGCAGTTGCAAAAGATATTGCATCAGCACGTGAAGAATTCGACAAGTTTGGTAAGCGAGTAGACGCTGTTGAAGCAGACACGGCTTTCCGAAAGTCTGGTGATCTCGGCGAGATTATCCAGAATCAACCTGAAATGGTTGAAAAATCCCTATGGGGCGGACGTTTCCTCAAAACAGCCGATCTATTCAATTAGAAAATCACTTGGAGGTGAAATATATGTCGGAAGAAATTAAGAAGAATCAGCCTGGACAATCAGGTGAACTAGGCGGAACAGCGCCAGGACTCTATCAAGGACAAGGTGCATTCGCATCTGGATCTGAGGCAGGTTCAAATATCCCTGGTAACTATACAGACGGTGGAGCAGTTGGAAACATTCCAAACGCAACATTTGGTGTAACATCAGGCGCAAATGCAGTAAATCCTTCAGGTGATACTGGAAGCGGTATTCTACGCCCTGAACAAGCACGTCGTTTTATTGACTACGTGTGGGATGCAACTGTATTGGCTCAGGATGGTCGCAAAGTGACCATGAGAGCAAACACCATGGAACTTGAAAAGGTTAACGTTGGTGAGCGTGTAATTCGTGCTGCTGCTCAGGCAGATGGCGCATACACAAATGCTGGTGCAACATTCTCAAAGGTGGAACTTACAACAAAGAAGATCCGTCTTGACTGGGAAGTATCATCAGAAGCACTTGAAGACAATATCGAAGGAGCAGCACTTGAAGATCACGTCGTAAGATTGATGACAAATGCTTTTGCTAATGATATTGAAGATCTTGCCATTAATGGAACAGGATCATCAGGTGATGGAGCATTCCTTGGTATCATGAACGGTTTCGTAAACCGTGTCAAGACTGAGGGAGATGCACATGAATCTGTAGTCACCGTTGCTAACAACGCATGGACTCCAGAAGTTATGCAGAACATTATCCTAGCAATGCCACGTAAGTATCGTGCTATCAAGTCTAACTTGAAGTTCTATGCAGGAACAGATGCGTTCCAGGGTATTGTAAAGAACAATGGAACATTGGCAGATGCTATTGCAGAAGCCTTTGGTTCACATCCAGGCGCAGCAGGAACTCCTGCTATGCGTCAATCATACCTTGACGGAAACGCTCAGACATTGGGATCAGCACGAACAACTCGTGTTCTTGGAATCGATGTTCAGGAAGTTCCATACTACCCTGCAGGATATGTCGACTTGACATTCCCACAGAACCGTGTATGGGGATTCCAGCGTGACATCACTGTAAACCGTGAATACAAGCCAAAGAAGGATACTGTAGAATATACAGTCTTCGTCCGCTTCGGTATTCAGTGGGAAGAACAGGATGCAATCGCATTCGCTGACGCTGCATCAGATGCATAATCTGTAAACAGTAAATATTAGGGGAGTAGGAGTTAACGCTCCTACTCCCTTTAATAGTTTAATGATATAATACTAACAAGGAGGCTAATATGTCAGAAATTAATAATGAAAATGAGTCAACTCCTTTAGCAGTAGATCCTATTGTAGAATCTCCAGTTGTAGAAGAAGCAGTTGTGGAAGCGCCAGTCGTTGAAGCACCAGTTGTTGAAACAGTTGAAGAAGCACCAGTAGTTGAAGTTGCTCCAGAAGTTGCACCAGAAGCACCAAAGCAGGAAGTTGTAGAACGTCCAGTATACGGTGCAAGAGAAGAAGTTCAGGGAGTTGGAGTCACCGCAGGTGGCGCTATTGGAACAACAGTTTCAGCACCAACACCACGTAAGACTTCTGCTCAAAAGGATAAGCCAAAGGAAGAAAAGATTGCTCTATATTCAACCAAGAATGTTACTTGGGCTGAAGTTGGCAAGGTTTATCGTGGATACAACATCGTTCCAGTATCTGCTGCAGACAAGTGGCTCACTCGTGACCACGTTCGTGTAGCAACACCAGAAGAAGTTGCGAAGGAATTCGGTAAGTAATCCATGGAGATATTGAGAGTTCCGCCATATGATGATATTGTAGTAACCTTTGTAGTTCCTTCCTCTGGAAGTAACCCAAGAGATTTCTATGCAAATATAACAGATATGGCGGATCTTTCAGTCACAACAGAAAACTTTTTTGGAATGTCAACTGGAGAAAATATCAATATTACTCTTCCAGGAAGATATGATAATAATTACAGGGTAGAGATCTATATGATTAGTGAATCAGATGAACTTGTATACGAAGAATACTACGAGTTAATCCGACCATATGTAGACCCAAACACATTAGGAACAACAGCATCAGAGATTGCTGAATACACAACATTAGAATTAGTAGCAAGATCAATGATAGATACATTCTGTCCAGAAGGATTTTACAATAAAAAAGTTACAGTTATAGGCACTGGCAATGGGTCAGACTATTTTCCTTTATGGGAAAAAGTTTATAGAGTATTCAAGGTTTATGAAAACAATGAACTAGTCTACGATAGAGCAACTCCAGAATTAAATAAGTATGAATATGCGATCACTGCAGATAAGACCGCTATACAGAAGGTTTCTTCAGATCAACTAAACAGATATGAGTCAACCGCTCCAAACCTTCCTATTGGAAGAGGAGACCTTGGATATTATGGCTATGAGGGTGTTGGATTTCCACAAGGTAACGACTATACATTTATTGTTGACTATGGATACATAACAATTCCAGCAGACATTGAGTATGCTACAAAGTTGTTGATTGAAGACCTTAAGTGTGGTAAGTTAGACTACTATAAGAGATATGTAACATCCTACAACACCGACCAATTTAGAATTCAGTTTGATAAGGTAATGCTTAGTGGCACTGGTAATTTCCTAGTAGATAAGATACTTGACAAATATGTTAAGACCATTGTCAAGCCAGGGATAATTTAATGAAATGCGAATCAACCGACTTTATATTCCCTATGCAAGCAGATATATTTTATCCTATTGTTGAGCAAGGCGCATATGGAAATGTTAAAAAGCAGTGGATTCAGGATAGGACTATAGCCTGTAATTTTAATGCTGCAGGATCTGCAACAAAAGAAGATGTCGTTCCAAATGTAAATATTACACAGGAAAAATTATTAATTGGAAGATGCAAGACAGACCCAAGAATAGCATCTACACAAGGATCAAACTCAATTACAAATGTTATTATTAGCAATGTTCAAGATAGAAACTGCAACCCAGTATACATAGAAACTTCTGGACCAAGATCTGGAAAGTCTACTATTTTTGAGATTGCTAAGATAGAGCCATACATGGGGCCATTTGGAAATGTAGAGTATTACAGCATAATCATACGTCGGTCTGAGAATCAGTCGGTAGATATATGATAAAGATAAAGTTTGACTCAAAAATGTTTAATAGAGAAATGAGTAACATCATCAATTACTCTATCGGCTTCTTAGACGGCGCTCAGGCAGGCAAGGCGCAGTTCATGAAGGCCCTAGGAGAAGAGACTGCGTTACTTCTAGGGGAATTCATAGATGCCAATGCTAGAGTCTCTCCAGCGACCTTACAGCACGTATATGAGTGGTATCAGGTTGGAAGTCCAGAAGCAAGGTTATTTGATATTGTCTAATATTCCATTTTACAATAAAGCATCTATTATGGAAAGCGGACAGACCGTTGTCATTAAACCAAGAAATTCAGAAGTCCTATCTTTTGATGTAGATGGGGAACAGGTTTTTACAAAGAGCCCAGTTGTAGTAGAAAACCCAGGTGGACTGCAGGCTCAAAGAGGATTTGAAAATGTATGCAATATCTTTTTTTCAAGATACTTTACACAGTCATTTTTAAGAACAAGCAAGGTTGCTATGCACCTCAATAACCCAGTTGAGTTCAAGAGAAGCCTTCAGGCAGGAAAGAGAAATGGTCGTGGGGCAGGATTAAAGGCTGGGTATAATTGGATGACTAAGGTAGGTGTTGCATAATGTCAAACGATAATTTGTTAAATACTCCAGTTCTTTGGATTAATAAATACTTGCAGGCAAAACTGGGACAAGATTTAGGATATGTAATTCCTTTTTTCCCACCATCGCCATTTAATATTGACGACCTAACAGAAAAGTGGATGGTAATTAATAACACTAATACTCCTACATCTGATGCCGTTGCAGCAACATGGGATAGACTCATTAAGATGAATAAGACTGGATTCCCTCACATAAAGTGTGAACAGATAATGTATTATTTTTATGGACTTGGATCGGACTCCATCCTTACTATGGTTCAGGTTCAAGAGAACGTATTAAGGCTTATGGATAGGTTTGATGAAACAGCAGAAGAGTTAAATGCTTGGTGTGCTAATAGACAGATACAGTTAGACGATGGTTCCGTCATAGATAACATGTTCTATTTTCATAACTTTAAGGTCTACCAACTGGAAGAAACCAGAGACATAATAGATTTTGGAACAGCCCGAACATATGGTGGAAACAAGATAATCATTGATTTTGACTATCATCATATGAATGATCTAATACCATCTGGCCCAGAGCCAAAGCAACCCACAAAAACAATAATTCGATAATTAAAAAGGCTGTTATACTTAGAAATGAGGAAACACGCCTACAATTTCAACAAAGAAAAAAGAGGTGAAATATATGGCATACACACGTGGTAGCAACGCTAACATTATCGTTGGCGCAGCGGCCCTCTTCACATACGAAGCAGGCACACTAACAGACTCAGACCTTCCAGCATACGTCGCAGGAACATCATTCAAGGAGACTCTCTCTAATGACTCTGATTTCCGTAACGTAGGTTACACAATGAATGGTTTGGAACTACAGTTCCAGCCAGACTTTGGTGAGGTTGCAGTTGACCAGGTTCTTGACGTTGCTAAACTTTTTAAGCAAGGCATGCAAGTTAACCTAAACACCACATTCGCAGAATCTACACTAGAGAATCTCCTATTTGCAATTGCAGGTAAGGATGCAGATCTAGCGTCAGTTTCAGGAAACCCAACACTTAATCTTTCAGCAGGAGACATCGGCGAATGCCCTGTCGAACGTGGATTGGTTGCTGTAGGTCCAGGAACTGGAGACTGTGCAATTGGATCAGAATTGGAACGCATTTATGTTGCATACCGTGCACTCTCAATCGAGAATGTTTCAGTATCAGCAAAGCGTGACGAAGCGACAATGTTCGAAGTATCATTCCGTCTTCTTCCAAATGATGATGCGTCATACGGTAAGATCGTAGACCGCACTATCCCAGCATAATACAACTTAATATGAGAAGCCCAACCCTTCGGGGTTGGGTTTTTCTTTTGGTATACTTATATAATGGCCACAGAAGTTTATAAAACAAAAAATATGATCCTAGTTGATGATAGAGAACTAGAGTTGTCGCCATCAAAAATTAAATATCTTAGAATGATTATGAATTATTTTGATAATGTTAGAAACTCTCAAGATGACATTGAGGCAATTACTCACCTGACAGAATGTGCTAGATTTGCAATGAAGCAGTTTTGTCCAGAAATCGCAGTAAGTCCAGAAGTTTTTGAAAACTATGTAGACATACATATGGTCTATGAAATATTAGATATTGCTGCAGGTATTAAGATAAATGAGCAATCAGATGATACAGTTAAGAAGCAAGCGGTTAAAGGTGGAAACGCCTGGGAAGACCTAGATCTTGCACAGTTAGAGGCAGAAGTATTTTTGCTGGGAATATGGAAAGACTATGAAGAACTAGAGAGATCTTTATCTATGGCAGAACTAATGAAAACTCTAGAGGTAAGCCGTGAAGCAGACTACTCAAATAAGAAATTCTTAGCAGCAATGCAAGGCGTTGATTTAGATAAAAATACAAAGAAGAGCAATGCTTGGGAAGAAATGAAAGCAAGGGTATTTAGTGGTGGCGCATCTGGCGATCCAAATGATATACTTGCATATCAAGGAACTAATGCTCAAAAGGCTGGTTTTGGTATTGGTATGGGCCTACAATACGAAAGAGTTGATTAAAAATAGGCCTGATTATGGTATAATTATTTTACTAACATAGGAGGCATTACAATGGCAGAAAAGGCAAAAGACAAGAAAAAGGTCGCCTTAATTGACGGAACAGAACTAACAGTTCAACCACTGAAGATCTCACTTCTAAAACCATTTATGAAGAAGTTCTCAGAGTTGACAGGTGTAGCAGAAGATAATGAGAAGTCTATGGATGTTCTTTTAGACTGTGTGCAGATTGCACTTAAGCAGTATAGTCCAGAACTTGCAGAAGACAGAGAAAAGATTGAAGACAACATCGACCTTCCAACGGTCTATGAAATCATTGATGCAGCGTCAGGAATCCAACTTGGCGAAACAACATCTTTGTTAAATATTTAAAAATAAAAAGTAAAGAGGGTGTGATGATTGGCTGATGTAAATGCAAATATTGACGTAAATTTAAATACGCAAGAAGCGTTAGCAAATCTACGCAATTTACAGGCAGGCCTCAGCCGATTTAATCAGTCCCTAACGCAGGGCAATGTTGCTGCTATGGATGCCCAAAAGGGCCTCAACCAACAACTGATACAGTCTATCAATGCTACTGGAAAGTTTGTTGCAAGTCAAAGAAACGTTTCATCTAGCACGGGGGCATTTACTGAGGCACTTGAGAAAAACAAACTCTCAATGCGAGAGTATTTTAGGTTCACAGCAGCAGCAGCCACTGCAAACACAAAATCATTAAAGGGTGTCTTTGCACAAGAAAGAGACATAATCAATCGTGCTCGCAGAGACAGAGTAAAGGCTTTACAGACACAATACGTTCAACTTACAAATGCCAATGGCGACCTAGTTAAAGTTTTGCAGGTAGTTCCAAAGCACCTTCAGATGGTGAATGGCAAATATACTGACTATGCCACAAGAGTTCAAATGGCTGCACAAAGGCAGCAATTCCTTAATCAATTACTGAAGCAGGGATCAACACAACTTCTAAACTTTGGTAAGAACACTCAGTGGGCAGGTCGCCAGTTGATGGTTGGTCTAACTGTTCCACTTACAATGCTTGGGTCATACGCTTCCAAGGCATTTATGGAAATGGAAAAGGCTGTAATTAAATTTACTAGAGTCTATGGAGACATGACAACTAGTATGGGCGACACTGATGCAGCGGTAAAGCAGATTCAGACACTTGCAAAAGAATTTACAAAATATGGTATCGCAGTTGTAGATACAGTTACAATGGCTGCAGATGCAGCAGCAATGGGTTTAACTGGAAGCGCACTCACCGCACAGGTTACAGCAGCAACAAGACTTGCTGTTCTTGGTCAGGTTGAGCAGCAGCAAGCACTTGAAACTACAATATCTTTACAGAAT